ACGTTTTAGTCCTTGCTTGGTCGCTTCTTGGAACGATAAGCCTTGACCTTCTCGCTGATAGTCTTTGCGTCCGCCTTAACGTCCACCTGCTCTCCTGCGCCCTTGCCGCTTGGCTGTCGTTGTGATGGCTGGTAGTGGCTGCTGAAGCCTGCAAGCACCTTCTCCGCACCGCCTGCCATCTTAACTGCATTCAAGATGCGCATATCTTCCTTGCTCTTCGCAAGTTTCTGTGCGCTTGCCAGCTGTGCCTTGGTGTCACTCAACTGCTGCTTGAGTGCTGCTACCTGCTGCTGCAACTTGGCTACGGTGTCGTTGTCGGTGCTTGATGCGCTGCCGCCCTCACCGCCTTCACCACCCTCATTGTCGGTGTCGTCTGCGGTCTTAATGTCGGTGATTACACCATCCTCGACAACGATTGTCTTGCCATCGGGCATTTCAAACGTTCCGTCCGGACTTGCCTTGTCGCCAACCTGCGGATCTCCCTCCTCACGCTCTACGGTCAGTGTCTGTCCGTCCGCTGTGTTGAGTTCCATTGCCTTTGGCTCTACCTTGGCTTGTGGCTCTACCTTGGCTTGTGGCTCTGCCACCGCCTGCTCTGCTTCCTCCAGTGTCTTCACGCCCAACTTGGCGAGAATCTTGTCGAGGAGAGAAGCCTTTACTTCTGTTTTCTTCTCCATTGCTTTTGGATTTTGTTGTTTAGAATTAATGAATTGCTCTATGTTGCGCTTCGATGCGCTTGCGCTGATTGGTGCAACCGTGCTGCTTACAAGACCTAGGCGCAAAGCCTCGCTGGTGCTGATGAAGATGTCCTTATCCATCAAGGCTTGAATCTCTTCCCGGTCGCACCCGCACCGCTCTACGTATGCGTCCACCATCTTGTCCTGCCACATCTGCATTTCCTCGCCCTGGTTCTTCAAGTCCTTTGCGTTCAGCTGGTCGCCCAGACACCAGCCGGGAACCCACGGATTGTGCAGGAGAAAGGCAGCGTTCTCGTATGCCTTGCGGCTCTCCTTTGGTGCTGCCAGCATAATGATTGTTGCCATACTAGCAGCCTTGCCCTCAATGGTGCAGGTTATCTTCTTGCCGCTCTGTCGAAGTCTGTCGTAGATTGCCCAGCCTTCGACAACCGAGCCGCCATTGCAGAAGATACGCATATCGATGGTATCATCATCCTTCGGTATGCTTGCCGCAAAAGCATCTATATCTTGAAAACACACGCAGTCACCACCAAACCATTGATACCAAAACTTGTTGTCTTGGCTGTCGATGTCGTTGTATATTCTGAGTTTAGCCATTGAAACGTTATTTTTAAGTTTTAAAACGCTGCAAAGATACGATTATTTTCGATATGTTTATCTCATAAACAGTTAATTTTCCTAAACAAGCCGAAAATTTGCGCTCTAAGCGGCTTTTACTGCCTTGGGCGTATAACTTTACCACCTTCGACCAAAAACCGCTCAGAACGCAAATTTTGATAAAATAACAACACCATTAGAGCCTGCCGATATTCTCTATCGTCTGCACTCTCCGCTGTGTTCTGTTTATCTCTTCAACGCTCACTACTGGTTGTGGCGCCATCTGATACCCTCTGGCTACAGCTGCCGCAAGCATATCCATACCGATGTTGCTGCCTCCGTTGTTTACTACGATAGGAACGCCACCTCCTAGCTGGTTGAATGCGGATAATATCGGACTGAACATCGATGTCGCCTTGGCGGTCATTACGCTCTCTCCATTGGAAAGCCTTGCCGGGATGCTGTCGCTCGTTCCAGTGCCCGAGCCTTGGACGTAGCCACCAGTGGAGAATCCCTTGACTGCTGCCTTGGCTGCTGCAAACGCTGCCTTGATTAAAGCAAGCTTGGCTGCTGCACTTGCAACTCCTGCCCATCCGCCATGAAGAATACTATCTGCAAGAATAGCTGCATAAGACGTAGTTATCTGCTTCTCTATCGCATCTAGGTAGGTTGTCAGCATGGTTTTGAGGAAATTATGAAAAGTCAGATCCTGGCTCTCGAAAAACGCAGCCAACCCATCACCGATTGCCAAGATATAATCGGCTATCATTTGGTTCTGCTCTTGAAGTTTCTGTTGCTTGTTTTTGTTTTCGTCAGCTTGCAACTGCAAAGTCGTATCGTGCAGTTCCTGCTGTAGCTGCTTCTGCGCTTCAACATTCTCTTGGGTCATTGCTAGCTTCTGCTCCAGGAAAGCCTTGTATCTCTCCAGTTTGGCTGCATCGTCTTCCTCGCCAGTTCCACCGTTCATAATGTCCGCATCTCTGCGCTTCTTCTCTGCTTCCTCGAACTCCTTGTTGATTTCGTCCACAATCTCCTTGGCTTGGTTCTTGATGTCTGCCTTCGCCTTTATCATTATGTCGAGCAGCTTAGCCTGCATTTCCTGCGCCTTCTCTGCTCCTATCTCACCAGCTGATACGTATGCGTCAATGCTCCTTGCCACCATATCCTTCTCAAGCTGTTCGAGGTCGTTGCTGTAGTCTCGCTCGTTGTCGTACATACCTGCGAGGTATCGCTTCTTTGCGTCCATTACTTGCTCGTTGTACTTGTACTGGATAAGTGCAATCTGTGCCTGCAATTCCTTTTCCTGCTTCTTTCTGCGCTCTGCCTCTGCCTTGGCTTCCGCTTTCTCCTTGGCTCTCTGTGCCTTGGTCTTGGTGGTGCTGCCCTTGGCTGGTGTCGTTCCCTTGTTTCCGTTCACTGGCTCGCTGCTGGTCGCTCCACCGTCTAGGTTCGCAAGTTTCAGATGCTTCAGTCTTCCGTTCACTGCGTTCTCGTATCCGTCAGCGAATGCGTTTCCAAAGTCTGCGCCAGTCTGCTTAATATCATTCCATCCTTCCTTGATAAACTTGGAAAGGTCGAATATCTCCTTGAATCCCTGCTGTGCCTTGGAAAGGTCGAACGTTACGATACCCTCCAATATATCGAGCGCACCCTTTAGGCTTCTGCCGACTTGTTTCATTGCATCGATGATAAGGTTTGCCACGCCTCTAACTACAGACCAAACTCCACGAAAAGCAGCTCCAAGTGTCTGAATAACTCCACGCAAAAGAAGGCTCTCGTTGTACCAGTCGATGAAGTAGTTGATGGTGTTGAACAAACCCTTCATTATCTGAATGAGCACCTTCGTTCCGAATTGCTTTCCTGCCGTGATGATTGATGCAAAGCCCTTTTGACTGAAATCGAACATAGAACTCATATAGGTGTTCAGTTCCTTTTGTAACTTGATATTCTCCAGCTGCACATCTCCCCACGCTCCAGTCTGCTTCTTCACTTCATCAAGGCTGGTGCTCATCGTGTCGAGCTGTTCGATAAGCTGAATACCTGCTTGCGCTCCCTGCTTTCCGAAGACGTTTTTCAGTATATCTCCAACCTGCTGGCTGTCCGCTCCAAAGTTCTTCATCTTCGAAGCTACCTGCTGGATGATGTCGAATGTGTTCTTCGTGCCGTTGGCTAGGTCTTGCTGCACCTGCTTTGATGAAATGCCGATAGCGTCAAGGCTTGAAGCCGTTCCGCTGCTCATCTCACGGATTTTCTTGCTAGCCATAGTGATAATGTCTAGACCCTTATCGCTGAAAATGCCGCTTCTGGTCTGCTGCAATATCGCCACAAGCTGGTCTGCCGATATTCCTGCATCGTGGAAGGTAGGCGCATACTGCTGTATCTTCTGCAACATATCGCCCGATAGGTCTGCACCGCTCGCAAAGCCCTTGTTGATTACGTCCATCGCCTGCTCGCCCGATAGATGGAAATTAGCCATAAGGTTGTCAGCCGTTCCGAGAACGTCCTTGAAATCCTTTCCCATCGTGTCCGCTGTGGCTGCGATGCTGTTTCTCATCGTCTCCAGGGCTTCCCCGGTGTACCCGGTGAATTCCTTCGTCAGTCGTGTGGCTTCCATCAATCCCTTGTTGTAGTCAAACCACCACTTGAACGCCATTCCTGCGCCTGCAACTCCTGCCAGCCCCAGGAACACTGGGTTCGTTGCAAGTCCAAGAAGGGTTGAGCCAAAAGCCTTAACGTTCGGTATAATGTCCTTGACGTTCTTTCCTAGGTTCACTACGGTGTTTGCAAAGCTGTTTATACCTTCGCCAACACCTCCACCGCCACCCATCGGTACAACGTGCTGAAGGTCGGCAGCAAGGTCAAGCATAGAGTTGTAGTAATTACCTACATTCCGGTAGTACCGCTGTGTCTGTTCCTCTGCCAGTTTCAGCTTTTCCGTTATCTCGTTGATGTGCTTGGCTAGTGCTTGCCCCTTCGCTCCCTCACGCTCTGCCTTTGCCATCTCATCGTATTGCTTGGTGGCATTGGAAAGCTGGGCACGCAGCTGCTTCAAACTGCCCTCCTGCTCGTTCTCTGTGCGCACGTTGTTCTGGATTTCCTTCTGCAAGGCACGCACGTTGTACTGGTACTCCTTGATGGTTGCGTTGATGGCTTCCGTCTGCACCTTCATCTCGTTTGTCGTGATGGTCTTGTCTTTTTCCTGCTGCTGCAAGTCCTTGATGGATTGCTTTAGCTGATCGATCTTCTCCTTGTATCTGATGATTCCATAGATTGCATCCTCGTACTTGACCTTGATGTCAAGAATCTGCTGTTTGTCTTCACTTACCATAGTTTTTTGTCTTTTAGTTGTTCAACTCTATCATTGTAACCTCGCAGTATCCGTTGTTTGTTGTCTTGATTTCGAGAACAGCAAAATACGCTCCGTACTGGGCAAGGTACACTGGCTTCGTTTCATCAAAGTTCAGTATCTCCAAATCGGAAAGGTTGAACCGCTCCGTTATCTGATGTGGATTCGCCACCGTCTTTCTCAACTTTTCCAGCTTGCTGTCGAAGATAGCTTGCAGGTCGATGTTGAAAGCCAATGCTGCATAGCCGGCATCGTCCTTTGTAAGATTCACGATTCGGTCTTTGCACGCCTTGTACTTGGTGGCAGTCTGTACTGTTAGCGTGGTCCTACCAAAGGTGCGTTGCGTACTCTCCCACTCGTATATCGGTATGCGGTTTCCGTCCGTGGCTGCGAATGGCAGCGTACAAACGTCCTGCGTATATTCCAGCGTCTTGTTGTCTATCTCCATATCCGCATCGTGCTTCTGAAAGACGGTGTCGTCTTCCTTCCACTTGTAGATATTATGCTGGCAGTAGTCCTCTACGCTGAAATCGGTCTGCCTTGGATGGTTGCAGGCTTCGCTTTGGATGAGCTTCTTCGTCCAGTCCACCGCTTGCGCCTTGGCTTCCCATAGGATCACGATATCCGCAAACGCAAGTCTGCCATCGGTGAATCGCTGGCTTGGGAACGTTGATGTCAGAATGCAGATACACTTCAGAAAATCCGTCACCTTGATGTCGGGCAGGTTCTTGCCGATAGGGAAATTTCCTCCGTAGGGTACTTCATCGCTCTGACTGATGCTTGCATAAATGCGTCCGTTGTACCCACGCAAATCCCTCAAGACTCCCTTACCGTAGTGTTTGAACTCGAAGGTCACGATGTCACCCTCTTCAAGTTGAATCTCCCCTCGTCCTGCTGCAAGGTGTATGAACCGTCCGTTTACCTTGTCAGAGTCGTAATCTGTAATATACCTTCTAGAAGAATCATCTTCGTCTATCTCCTTGCCTGCGATGTATGTCTTAGTGTACTCGCTTTCCTCCTGGTCGCTCGTATGCTTTGATACAACCTTGATTTCAACGTAGCAAGGCTCGTACTGATATACTCCGTTATGTTCTGTAGAGCCTTCGTAAGAACTGCCGACATACCCATTCGGGCGTGCATTCGATGCGTCCCACGACCAGTTTATCTGAACATCGAAAATCATCGTGCAGGCAATCTTTACTTTCAGCTGGCTGTATCTGTTCGCAAGTTCCAGTCCATCGAAAACCTCCGATAGGCTCGTTGGCTGGAATTCAAGAATGCCGAGGTTCGTTGTTGCGATGAAAGTACCCTCAAAGCTGCCTACGACCGTCTGTGCATCTGCCTTTCTCGTAATTAATGGGACCGCAAGCCCCTTGATGGTTTCTTTCGCCTGGCTGCTCCATCCGAATGCAACCCCGGTCTGTGCCGTGATAAGGTCTAGGATATATTTTGCCGTCACGCTTGGCTGGATTGCTCCCTTGTCAGCATAACCAAAAGAGCCACCTCCGCCAAACGAACCGCCTCCGCTCGAAGAAGTCTGTACTTCCCTGCTGCTGGCTCTCGCCCGGCTCTCAGTCTCGCTCTTAACTTGAATGGTCGTTCCACTGCTGTACTCCTTGATTGCGTTGATGACAAGCCACTCTGCCGTGGCTGGTGCTTGAAGGTCTATATCGATTGACTCACTCTCGCTGGTGTACTTCACGCTGTATGGTGCGAATCTCGATGTCTCGTATTGTGTTCCGCCCGAAACGTAGTAGTTGCTTTCCGAACCTTCGCCTGCTATCCAGTAGAGCATTCCGTCCTTTGATGGCTTCACGTAGATGAGCCTTTCTGCCTGCTTATACTTGGTTACGTTCACCGTAATTTCTGTTCCACCCTTGTCTGCTGGTATGTCTTCCACTCCCCAGGCTTCCGTAAACCCGGTGGCAGGGTCGTAGCTTCCGTATTCCACCTGCCCTGCTGGTGCTTCGTCCATCAATGCAAATCGGATGCTGATTGTCGTCATAGCTGTTTTCGTGTCTCCACTGGCGCAAAGGATGCCTGCACCTATTGTTGCCTGCAAAATCGGGTCGGGTGCTGGTATGGTCGGATTGGTTTCCGCCTCGGTTGTTCCTGCATCCGCAGCAAGGCTCACGATGTTCTTGTTGATATCGAGTATTGCCCAGGTTCGATAGTCCCCCTTTCCCAACACTTTGCTGATTGTTGCTCTCATTCCAGCCTCGAAAGGTATGATTGTGCACCGATAGGCACCATCGGTCAGCACCTCTCCAGATACATATATTCCGACCTCTGTTCCTGTTCTTATCTTGCCGTCAACGAGTGAATATGTCGTGTTGCTGTTCCCTCCAACGTTGCGGTCATAGCCCTGCCAATCCTCGCTTGATGTCTTGACCGCTGCAGGGTCATAGGTTCCATAGAAAACTCCCTCGGAAATCGCCTTCTCGTAGGTGTAGGAGCTGTTGTTTCTGTTGAACCGCAGATACTTCGTGCAATTTAATTCGTTCAGTTTCAAGTCAGACGACTGAAGCGTTGCAAGTGCCTGGAACAATCCCCAATAAATCGAAATTTCGATGGTTTCCTTTACGCTCAGGACGCTTGCCCTTCCGTTGCGGATAATCTCCAGTCCGTTACGGAAATAACGTGCTGTGTGGAAAATATAGGGGTATTTGCTGCTTGTGCTCGGTTTCCCTGCAAACTCCATCACAGCCATATTGTGCGCTGTCTTGGGCAGGTTGATGGTGTATGTCGTGTTTGCGGTCATTTTCGTGATGTCACGGAAAAGGTTGCTCTTGATGTCGAGCGTGATTGCCGTTTCCTCGCTCATATCCATCAAGATGCCATCGATGTAAAGTTGCTGGTCTGTCATAGTTGCTGAATCTGTGTATTGTTAATAACCAGGTTGCAGACGAAATCCTGCAACTCTGCCGTTGTCTTGGTGTACGTTCCTGCCTTGATTGTCACGCTCTGCCACTTGTTGCCCCCGAGGTACATATCCACGACCGGACTGCTGGCTAGGTCTTGCAGGAAATCGAACGTATCGCTGTCCACCAGTGGTGCGCAAAGCGGTATGGTGTCCTCCCTGCTGTAGCCCTGCCGTCTTCCGTTAACTCCAAGGAAGCCGAATATCGTATCGTCATACCCTCCGAGGTTGTTGCGAATGAAGCTTGTGTCGCTGCTTATCGCCCTGCTCTCATCGCCTTGCGTGAATAGCCAGTAACGGTAAAAGCCGTGTCGGTCAACCCAACGAAGATAAATGCCCTCCTCCGTGTCGTTCCTTTCTATCCTTGCAAGGAGAGATTGCTTGCCACCGCTCTCCATCGCAAAGGTAAGGTCGAAAACGTCCGTGAACGTTCCCTGCTCTATCTTTCCATCATAGTCGTAGATATTCCAGTACCTAGCCTTGTTTGGCAGAACACTGTCATTGATGTCCACGATGCCATCGATGCCCGGCTTAACCATTTTGTTCGGTGCTCCCTCGTAGCCGACAAGTATCTGGGAAGCCGCATTGAGATAAAAGCCAAAGGAGAATGGGAAATGCGTGAACCAAGTGAGCCTCTTGAATCCGTTCCACGTCTCGCCTGCCCTCATCGCTCCCCACACGTAGAAGGTCGTGTAGCTGAATGTAGCAAGGTCGCTCCCCTCGCTGTCCTTGACCTTCACGGAAATATTGAACACTGCCCCGAGTTTGCTCTGCTGAATCTCCTTGGTGTAGTCAAGGTTCCCGAAGCTGATGCCATCGAAGAGTGCCTGAACATATTCCCGGTAGTCCATGATGCAGTTCTCTGCAAACGCTTCCACGCTGTACGTGTGCGCCCTGGTCTCCCTGCTGATGGTTGTCTCGATGCTCGCAACGCCCGAGCCGCTTGCCTTGATGATGCAGGGAAGGAATGCGAAGCCTACAGCGTCCGCATACTTAATCGTGATGCCGTTTTTCGTTGTCTGTCTCATACCGTCTCATTGTTTAGTTTGATACTCCCCACCGACTGGTGGATTAAGAAAATAAGTCGCTGCCCCAGCCGTTTCATCGTGTCGGGCACAACGTTGCTGTACACGTCAGCCCTGCCGCCAGTGCGGTGCAGCCTAGAACCCTTGTTGGCGATGGTGTGGGCGATAGCCCCTGCCATACTCATATCGCCACGCTCTTGCGGTGTGTACTTGTGCGGTCGCTGGGTCTTGTAGGGGATAGGTGTGCCGTGCAGTCCCTTGTCCTTCATCCACTGACGGATGATTCCACGGAAGCCGTATGGTATCTTTCCTGCCCTTCGTCCAGTCTCCAGCACACCGAATGGCTTGTGTCCCCATAGGATGGTCTCATCCTCGCTGGGCTGCTCCACCTTTAGGCTCGCTATGGTGCGCCCCGATGCGTTCTGTCCGTTGATTCTGATGTGGTTGATGATAAGCTGCCGTGCTCTCTCCACTTCCTCCCTCATTATCAGCGATGCCGCCTTGGGGTCGAATTGAATACCTCCCTTGCTCATACCACACACCCTCCTATGCTCTGTGTCAGTTGCAGGGAGTACATTACGCCCGACACGATCGTGCTCAGCCGCTCGATGATGGTCTCATAGTACTGCTGCCCCTCCAGCGGTTCGAACTGGTGCGACTGGTTGATGGCTCGTATCATCCTTGCCCCTGCCACCTTCATTCTGTCGATGCACTCTCCGTTGTCGTCTCCTTCCGCTCCCCTCGGTACGATGTCGAGATAAGCCAGGGCAACGTTCACGGTGTCGTACACCCTGCCGTTGCGTATCTCTGTCGTGCCGCTGGCTGGGATGATGCAGACGATTGCCGGATAGTTCAGCTTCTCCAGCTTGGTGTCTGCTGTGTCCCAGTCCTCGAATAGGTAGGTGTAGTCTGGTAGCGTGTCTGCTGCCAGCTGTTTCAATGTTTCTCTGATTGTTGCCATAATTATCTAGATTTACGTTTCATTTCTTCCGCCTGCAACTTCTGCAGGTTTCTCTCGTACACGCTTCTCTTGTTGTCCATCTCCATACACTTGTAGATGCGAAGCCACGGTGTCTTCAATACCTGGTCGTGGTCGCTGATGCCCATCCTCACTGCGTACCAGTCCAGCATACCGAACAATCCGAAGCGCAGGGTGTCGATGCCTGCCTCCTTCTCCAGTCGTGTTGGCTTCGCTGTGTCTGTGCTCTCGAAGAGCTTGTTGATGCGCTCGACCTCTGCTGTTACCCAGCCGATGAGCATAACGACATCAACCGCCCTAGCCTGCTCCACTTCCTTGTGGCTCAGACCGAGGACGGTTGTCACTATCTGATACAGACTTTCCTCGCTGTCTGATAGCTGGGAAAGGTCAATCAGCTGCCCGATGGATAGCTGGTTGAGATTGTCGGGCACTTGTTTCTCCCCGACAAAAGCTGGTCGTGGCTGCTTGCCGATTTTATAGCTGGTGTGCCTTGCCACTGCCAGCCAGTACTTGAATGTAGTGTTCTTATCCATACGCTTTATAATTTTGTCGTAGTTATTGTCTCAATACGTGCGCCCGAGCCGTTCCGTGGCTTGCTACGGATAACTTCTTCAAGGCTACGTATCGTATTGCGTCTATGCCGTGGTTGAATGCGTCTATAGGCTGGTTCGTGGTCTCTCCATCCCTTGACTTCTTCCACTTGTATTGCTGCATATTCTCGATAATGCCGTGGCTTCGTCTGGTTATGTTGATGCGGAAACGCTTCAAGATGTCGATGCCGTTGTTGATGCTGTCCGCTCCCTTGGTGCTGCCTATTATCCACAGACCTTGGTTGTGTATCTCCTGAATGCTCTTTGGCTCTGCCGAATCTGCAATGATGAGGTCTCGTTTCGTCAGTCCTTGCTCCTTGCATCGGTCTGCGATGTCTTCGTTCGTCAATCCCGGCTGGTAGATTTCCTCGTCCACCCAAAGCTCACCGTGTGCGAGAATAACGTGCTCCAGTGCTGTCGGGTCGTTGGTGAATCCGAAGTCCATACCCCTGCACTCCATCTTCCACTCCTCCCTTGGTGGCAGCTTGTCAACGATACCCCAGTTGGTGAAGATAAGCCCGGTTATCTTTCCAGTCAGTCCACGCGCATATACTCGCCACAGTTCGGGGTCGTCAATCTCTTCAATTTTCTTGTGCTCCTGCTCAGTCAGGAATCTGTTGTTCCGATGGTCGCTTAGGATCAACCGGCAGTCATCCCTGCCGATGATATTGTTGTGCACCCAAAACCTTGCGCTTGGATTGTAGTCTATAAACACCTGCTTTCGGGTTCGGATGGCAAGCTGCCAAAACACTTCGTAGGGCACACCGTTCGCCTCGTTCACGAACAGGTAGTCTCGCTTACCGTTCTTGGCATCCTGCGCATCCTGGTAACTCTTGAACTCGATGATTGAGCCGTTTTTCCCTCTGTAGCTGCTGTCGCTCTTGTTGTTCTTGAACCAGTCCAGAAGCTCTGCCCTTGTGTGCAGGATGGTGTCTAGGTCTCGCATTGCTCCCACCTTTAGGTTCGGGAGGTCTTGACCGCACACCGTGATAATTGCCATCGGATGCTCAAAAGAAAGCACTATAAGACGCTGCATAATGGTGTATGTCTTCCCCGAGGACGTACCGCCTTGGTTAACTAAAAACCGTGGCTTCACGTCCGCATTCGGGGCATACAACTCACCAATAACGTCAAATAGTGCCATTCTTCAAACAAACTAAAACTTAAAACAATTTATGGTAAAATTAATCTTCATCCAATCCCTCACGCTCGATCACTTCCTGCTCGCTGGATGCACATTCGTGCCCCGAATTGATGTAGCGTACCTCGATGCCGCCTTGGAATCCTGCGTTCAAATCAAGTACAACCTTATCCAGTCCGAGCAGCTTGCAGATTTGCGTCTCAGCTTTTAGGATGATGTCAAGATACCTTGGGTCTCCGAGTCCTCGCTTCTCTGCATCGTACATTATCGCCTTGACGGTCTCCATCGTTACCTGCCCAGTTGCAGGATTCTCGCTTGGCAGTCCGACTTGCGTCTGTGTCTTGCCGTGGTAGTCTTCCTTGGATTTCTCCCACGCATCCCAGGCTTCACGTATAACCAGCTTCAATCTTGCGACCTCGCTGGTTATTTTCTCGTCCGTGTCGGTCAGTCTCTCTTCCCTCCACTCCTTCAATAACCGCTGAATGTCGCAGTGCGCTTGATTGTATTTCGGTCTGTCGAGCCGTTTCCTCACCTCTGCCGTGATTTCTCGCTCCGTCCATCCCTTGCGGTATAGGGGTGCGATAATCTGCAAGCGGTTCTCGATGTCGATTTTCTGCGCTCGATGTTTGTTGTTATTACCTTGTGGCATACGATTCTGATTTTAAAATTTCGCTCCATTGTACTTGTACACGATGTTCCCCTCGCTGTCTCGTTCGTCAGCTGGTACCATTGCCCCTTCGAACATCTTGTATGGCGAGTGCGCTGCCTGCGGATTGTTCCAGCACCACTTCATATAGTCGGCTGCGCTCATCGTGTAATACTTTGAAGCCTTCTCACGTGTTCCCAGGTTCATCGCCTTTTCAAGTTTCGCCCTCAAAAGGTTCTCTGCATCCAGCTTGATGTCGCTCCACCTCACGTATCCCTTGCGCTTGCAAATGTTCAGTGCTTCGCACATCTGCCCCCTGCTGTAGTTCCACGTTGGCGGCAATCCACAGCAACTTCCGTTGTGGCAAAGTTCCTTGAAGTGTGCGTCCGATACATAAAAGCGCATTCCCATCTGGTCGCACAGTTCCTTCATATTTCTGAAGAACGGTTCTTTAACCTTGCGGTTAAGTCTAAGATAGCCGGATTGTACGCTGTACTTCTTGTAGAATGCGAGAATGTCGAAACCTGCCATCTTGCTGATGGTAGGCAACAATTCCCTCAATGTCGGACTTCTCGTCTCAAGACAGAAGAATTCGGTGCTCAAAGCGGTAGCCCCTCTGTTGAATGCCTCCTTGATAAGGTCGAGGTACGTTGGCGTGCTCACTCCGATGATGAAGGGTCTAAGTCTAAGCGTCGCCCCTCCTGCCCCTGAATTGGCGATGCGCTCGATGGCTTCCAGTCGTGCTTGTGGGCTTTCCACCCCTCGCTCTATTACTCTAGCCTTCTCTGCATCGCTGGTGATGATTGAGAACTTGAAGTTCCAGTTCTTCTGCCCTCTGATCAAGTCCATATATCGCTCATCCTTGGTGAACCATGCTCCCTTGGTCGAGAAGCAAAGCGGATAGTCTATATCCTTGAAGAAACGCAAAAGCTCCAGTGTCGTTCCGTACTTCCGTTCGAAGTTGTCGAACTGGTCGCTCATACTTCCCCACTGCATAACCTTGCGAGCCTTGATGTATGGCGCAAAGTCTCCACCGTGCTTGTCGGGGTCAATGAACATTCGCTTGATGCGCTCAACGCTCACGTCCTTAACCTCCTTGTGCAGGTATTCCTTCTTCTTGCTGCCAATACCTCGCTGGTTCTGAGCAAAGCAATACATACAGCCAAAGCTGCAATTATTGTAAGTGTCAAAAGCCATTGGCATTGAGCAATCGGGAAACTCGTATGTTATTCTTGGCGTGTTGCCATAATGTTCTGCCATATCCTCATGAATTTATTTTATTGATGATAAAGTCTGCGATTTGGTCGGCTGTCTGCTTCGTGGTGTCTATCGCTACAACGTCACACCCCGCAGTTTGCCATTTCTTTGCCGAGCGTGCCGATTCTCGCTGTCCCCGGATAATATCCTTGCTCAACGTTCCGTTCGACCGTTCTGCGAGCCTTTTCTGGATTTCTTGCAGTGGTGCGTATAAGAAGATTACAATCTGTCTGTCCGCATTGAACATTGCGTGCGTCAAGTTCGGACCCCAGCATTTAAGTCTCATCCCTTCGCAAATGATGCAGTCGGTGCTTTCCAGTGCCTTCTTCACGATGTCCCGCAGTATGGTGGTACCGTTCAGATTGTCAACACCTCCGTACTTAACATCGTATCGCCCTGCAAATGCAACTCCATCCCTGGTGCTGCTTATTCCGTCCTTGTAGCTTTCAACGCCACCAAATCTTTCTATCAGCTTTCGGGCGACGGTGCTCTTTCCGCTGGCGTTGGTTCCGATTATGAAAACACAAGTCTTTCTCATATTCGAGTTATTTTTATTAAATTTCGTCTCTGCCGGATTGAATTGTTCCGAGCGGATAGTTTATCCATTTCAAGCGTTTCTCCGACTTAAACGCGAAAATTCCGACTATTCGGGTTTTTCTTTGAGTTCTTCCACGTCAAAGTTGCGCTTCTCGATTGCGTCAAGTCCCAGCATATCTGCCACGGCTTGTGCGTCCTCGCTTCGATATACGATGATGATGCGCTGCTCTTCGTCCTCTTCCGGCTCGTAGGTCGTGGCTTCCTGCTGGATTTCCCAGGGGTTCAATCCCCATCGCTGCATATCGTCCACGTCAAACGCTCCCTTCAGCTTCTCTTCATCCCAGCTGCCAAAATAGACGTTATCCTTTATGATGAACTCGTCCGTCTCTTCCTCGGATAGGCTGTCAGCAATAACGACCTCGACCTTTGGTTCTGCCTTCCACTTCTCCCAGTGGCTGCAAAGCTGCTGCTTCTCTCCATCGGTCAGTTTCACGGCTACGGCTTCAATCGCTCCCTTGATTGCTTCGTCTTCCATCTGCTCGATGTTGAGCAGGGCACGGAAGCGCATATTACCTCCGAGAATAACTCGGTTCTCATTGCAGACGATTGGTCTCATCTGCAACATCTTCGGAAACGTCAGAATACTCTCAACGAGCTTCTGCATCTGCTGTGGCTCAATGCTACGTGGGTTGTCTTGGTTCTCCACAAGGTCGTGCAGGTTGATGTTCTCGATTCTATTCTTCTCCATTGTCTTCCTCCTTTCCTTCTTGTCTTGGTTTCAGTTCGTCAAAGTTCCAGACGATGCGGTCGATATGATCAACTCCCAGCAGCTTGGCAAGGAATGGTTCATCGGCTGGCTTGTAGTGAATGATTACATTCTCACGTGGCAGAACGCCATCGCCCATTATCGTTGGCAAGTCGTCAGGAGTCAAGTCCTGCCCTTCGATTTCGGGCGGTAGTTCCCCTGCGAATGGGTCGCCCTCTTGGTCGTCCTTGTCTTTCTTCTTGCACTTGCTGGTGCTGCTTGCTTCCGCTGGTGCTGGGTTCCAGACTGGCATACCCCAGTTCTGAAGCTGTGCGCTGTCCCATCGGTTCGCCAGGTCGTTGAAGTCCCAGTTACCGAAGGATAGGTTGTCTTTAATCATAAACTCCTGCTTCTGTGCTTCCGTCAAGTCTGATGCACTCACCACGGTAACTGTAGGCTGCTGCTGCCATCCCTGCCAGTACTCCATCAATGCGGATTGCTCCTCATCGGACAGACGCTGCTCTGCATCCAACTTCACTTGAATGCTTGCTTCATCCATCGTGACAATGTGCTGCAAGGCTTTCAGTCTCATATTGCCACCCAGTGCGTGGAAGGTCTCATCAACAACAATCGGTCGAAGGGTAAGCATTCGTGGAAACACGATGATGCTCTGCACCAGCTTCTGAAAGTTCGCTTGGCTTATCTCCCTAGGGTTCGCTTCGTTCTCGCTGACCCTCGAAAGTGCGATTTCTTCTGTTTTCATTTTCTTCTTGTTTTAAGTTCGAAAAACTGCTTATCTGATAAACATTGGCGCAAAGATACGACTTTTTCGCTTTAGTTGTTCGTTCTTCGCACGTTTTTAACTTTTTCCAACACTTCGTTTTATTTTATCCATCAAAGGCTCTGATGGTCTTCTGAAGGGTTGTCAGTGGCTTCTTTGGCTTGACCTTGACCGGGTATCCTGCGCACACCCAGGCGAGGAGAAGTGCGTCTCTCTGGTCTTGGTTCATTCTCGGGAGCTTTCCGTCTGAGCTGATGAAGTAGGCGATTTCGTCTTGTGTTATTTTTCCGTCCTTGCCTTTCCAGCACTTCTTCAGCGGCTTGATTATCTCGTATGGGATATTGTAATGCTCGCAGCATTCTACGATAAGGATTCCGGTCTGATGGTTCATCCCGGTTGAGCGTCCGATTGCTGCTGCCTTGACTGCCGACATAAATCTGCCTAGTACGTGCCAGTTGCTCTTGTTGAGCCAGCCGCCTTCAATGACGACCTTAATCTTCTTGCAGCTCTCGTTCATTGCCTTGAGGTAATCTATCAAAGCCGGGAAGTTCATCTTGTAGGCTAAGAATTTTCTATCGTCAAAAACTGCTCCGACACCGCTCTCTTGGTTGTCGGGGTCGATTCCGATTATAACTGTTCCTTTTTCCATTTCGTTTTCTTTTGTTTTACTTTTGTTTTATTTTTTATTTTCTTTTTTTTGTTATTTTCTTGAAATTTTCGTTCTAAGCCGTTATCTCTGCGTCTGTGGGTAGTTGTTCGGGTTGCGGAGTCCTACGTGCGTGTGTGCGCTTGTGTGCGCTTGTGCGCTAGCTCCCTACTACTATCCTCTATCCTATAGTCCTTTCTCCTTTCATCGTTCTGCTGGCTTGAAACGGAAAAATCGAGGGAGTGCCTGGCGATATGCAAAATAAAGAATATCTCGTACCGAATGAGTTTATCTTACAAGCACCTCCCTCTTTAGGTTGCAGGAAGTTCCCGATGTTCCTTGTTTCGGGATTCCTGCACTTAGCTGTCTTCTGTTATTTCTTCTATTTCTTTGTGTTCCACCTCGCTTTCTTTTTAATCGGAATGAATGCCGGACGACTCTCGTCTTTCCGAGTTGCCAGATTAATAATTTAAGTGATTTCATTGAGCGCAAAGATACAGTCTCAAATGTGTTAAACTTTATGTTATTTGCCGTTTGCGGTCGTTCATTCGCTGGTTAAGTACTTACCTTGCTGCTTGGAGAAAGGATTGCTCCTTCTTTCTCCTTACACGCTCTGCAAGCCACTTGAAGTGCTCTGCCGCCTGCGGATCACGGAAAATGGAAGCCTGCGCTTCCAGGCTTGCCCTATCCAGCTTCTTTCTTTCGGCTTCAATTCTCCGCAGCTTCTTCTGCTTGTCGTTGTAGCCCTTGACCTTTTCGGGGTTCGCCTTTCTCCAGTCGCTCGCAAGCTCAATCAATCTCTGTCGGTTCTTGCGGTAATACTCCGAGTTGTACTGAGAGACGTTGCGCCTTTTACGCTGCCTTTTTCCGTACTCTCTGATTCTGTCGGTGTTCGCCTTTCTCCATTCCCGGTTCCTCCTCATCATCTCGTCACGGTGCAGGACGTAGTATCTGCGTGCTCTCTCACGATTATGCTCTTTGAGTTCCTCGTCAGTGTACTTCTTCTTTCTTCCCATTGCATTCCTTGATGTCTTGGTGTTCAACATATCGCCTGCGAGTTTGGCAGTACCTGCCGTTGATGCAGTTCTGCCCTTCCTCGCAAGTCTTGCACAGTTCGCTCGCCATACGCCCTAGAATGGTAGGTTCTCGATGTCGTAGTCAGTAAAGGCGATGTTCTCGTGTCCCTCGTATGGAATACAGTGAGCGAAGTCTGCTCCTATACCGCTGCTTATAGGCAAGACGCTATATCTACTCGCAAAATGCTCTCCACGGTCACGAACAAAGAACGCTGGACGCCACTTGACTCCTTCTCTGTGCCTTACAAGCACCTTGTCGAAAGGCTTGAAGCAAGGCTGCTCCTTGCTCTTCTTTTCCTTGAGCTTCTCCTCCCATAGGGAGCAAGCCGCATAGAACGTGATGGCTTCGCCCTCTGTTGCTTCTCGCAGTTCATCGTGTACGCTGATACGCAGGTCGAAGGCTTGGTCGGTCACGAACTTCTCGGTCTCGATTTCGTACTGGTTACCGAATGATAAAGTATCCTCGCTCTCGTTCTTGCCGATGAGCTTGCCGATGATTGTCAGCTCTCCGTCCTCGTCTTCCTCATTGAAAACGTAAAGTTTTCCGATTTCGAACGCTGGCTTCTTCTTCGGCTCTTCTACTTCAAGGGTCTCACGGTTCAGCTTTCCGCCCAATCGCTTCTCGATGAATCCGATGTAGGTCTTGGCTGCATCCTCGGTTTCTAGAGTGAATTCTTCTGTTATGGCGTTGTCACATTCTCTGAGGTAAGTATATCCTTTCTTGCCATTTTTGCAATAATAATACTTACCAGCAAAAATTGTGTAAGTATCATCCGTAAACTTCTCGAAGATAATATGCACAGCACCATCTTCTGAAACAAGAACGTCTCCCTTCTTCCAGGCAAACTTGCTCCAGTCTCTCATTTTATCGGATGGGAAAAGCATTACTTCGCCTCCATCCATCCATCTGCCGTTCTTGTTGTAGGTGTACTCTCCGTTCTTGTCCGTAGTCCAGATTGCTTCCCCTGCTTCCTTGTTGGTTGCAAGATAAGCGAATCCAACCTTTCCGCACATTGGCGTATATAACTTAGTGCCAACAGGCACACCCTTCAAAATCTCGTAAATATCAAAATCTTTATGTTCCATAATCTGAATGTTTTTATTGTTTGTTACTCTTGTTTCTTTTGTCTGTTACAGCTTGACGTGTCCCAGTTTCTTGTACAGTTCCACCAGCTCCAGGGTGTCGAGCCAGAAGTCGGTGTTGCCAACGTATACGTGATGGCGGTGGCTGTCCGTGATGATTTCTATCTTCTTCATTTTCAACTACGTTTAAAATTGTTTGTGTCCGCATTGTAATCCTTCAGGATACATTCGAGTGCCTTGATTTCATCATCTGCCAGCCAGATGTCTCTGTTGTCGATTGACAGATGATGAAGACCGCATTCACGGACAAGTATAATATTCTCTACTCTATTCATAGCCAATAACTATTTGAAAAGTTCCATCTGTGGATGAACGATGTCTGCCCGCTTCTTCTTGGCTGCCCAGATGAGAAGGCTGACGTTCTTGGTTCCAGCCTTCTCCGAAAGGTAGCCGATGATGTAGGTCAGTGCATCCTGAACCGCTTCTGCTTCACTGCCGTAGAAGATGCTGATGGTATCATATCTGCTCGGGTAGCCGACCGGGCTGTCATACCCGGTCTTTCCGTTCTGAATACTGAACCCCCATATCCATCCGAACTGCGTCTTGGCGGTCGTTACCTTCCATCCCCAGTTATCTGCACCCTCTACGGAATACTCGATTACGTGCGGATTGATGCAGAAATCCTTGATGGTGTACTTGAAGCCTTCGTGCTCTGCGACCGGCTTCTTGATGTCGTAGCCGTTATCGGTCAACCACTTGAACCAGTCGTCCGAGGTCTTAAAAACAAGCCCAGCGGCACGGCATTCGTGGAAAAACAACTCATTCATACTTCTAAATCTTTATTCTTGTGGTCTTTTCTATCCGTGTCCAGACAAGCAAGGTTTCTGCAGGTAATGCCCTTTCCCTTACTGTCCAAGATGCAATCGAAGCAGTTTTCATCGGACAGGTCTATATCCTCGACTACCTTGCAAATTTTGCCTTTGATGCTGATTGTCGCTCCGATTGGGTATTCTACTTTGATACCTTCCTCGCTTACAATGGGTACTTCTTTCTGTTCTACCACAATTCTTTCGTTTTAAGCGTTTAAAATCTGTTTGTCTTATAATTTACCGTCCGAAGCGCAAAAACGGCTCAGAGCGGCTTATTTTACCCTCATTCGTTATTTTTCGGGCTTCCAGTCGATACCAAGTCGCTGCAGAACTCCCTTCTCGTAGAATCTCGCCAGTGAATCCTTGGCTGGCTTGTTCCGTGGGTTCTTCTTCAAGTCGGCAAGGTTCTGCTGGATTACCCATAGGAACTTATTGTCCTTGCTCTGCTGGGATTCTGGCTGTCGGTGCTTGGCTAGCTCGTAGCGTTCCCCGATGCTCGGTCTTGCCGTTTCCGCTGGATCCTGCGCCCTGGCTTCTGCCGATTGCGGCTGCTGGCTTGCTGCTGGCTCGGTGTTGTTGAAGTTTCCCTCCAGCACCTTGGCGAAGTTCTGCTCATTGCCGAATATCCAGTCAAACTTGCTAACCCATCCCTTCTTGTTGTTTCCGTTCATAAAGTCAGAAGCCATCGCGATGTCAATTGCCCGGTACAGAATTTTCACGTCTCCATTACACTGGCGTAGCCTTGCCTTGACCATTACCTTGCGGTTCTCGGTCATAAGCGTAATAGGTGGCATCACGCTCTTCGTCTCATAATGCTTGCGGTTCCAGTATTCCTTGATGCCTGCGTAGTCGATTTTCTGAGATTTCGAAACCTTGCCGCCAGCAGGTGCTTCGGTCTTGACCGATGCACTCAGAATACCTTCTTTAGAAGGTTCTAATATATCTGTTTCGTTAGAAACATCATTATCATCAACATTATCATTTACATATTCATTATCATATACATTATCATTATGCAATGCAATTTCTGCATTTGCATCCAATTGCATACTTTTGTATGCTTTTGTATGCTTTTGCTGTGGCTCTTCTGCATTTGCATCCAATTGCTTTTTTTGCCAACGTTTCTGTGCATTCGCACGCAGCTTTTCTCGCTTTTCATTGTACTTTGCTTGGTTTCGCTCCATATCATCCTTGATAAAGGCGAAAGCCATACGTAATGTTGGCTCCAGGTTGATTACCTCGCCATCCCTTGCGTAGATAAAAATAGCCCTCATAAGTTTTCCGAATTGCTCATCCGTAAGCCCCTCGATGATGGCGTAGTATGATGTGTATAAGATAAATGAATCGTTCATAATTATTCTGATAATGATAGTTTCTTTTCAAGCTTCCGTTTGAGCACGGTAGCCCTGCGAGTCTGGTTGACTTCCCTTGTACTGAGAAGTCGTGGCTCTGTCTTCATCTTGGCGATGTAGGCTTCCAGGTAGCCCACAATCGCCTTGATGTCTGTTGTCGATACTTGGTGCATCATAAGCTTGAAAATTTACTTGATGAGTAATCTTCTTGCTCCCTGCACCTGCTTGATGTACTTGGCGCACGCTTTAGGGTGGTCTTCAAGATAAGCCTTGGCATCGAACTTCTCACTTGCCTTCGGTGCTTTCCACGTTGCCAGCGTCTTGCCGTTTCCGTCCACGATGCTCTCTGCGTCCCCGAAGAACAGCTTCAAGTTGTCCTCAATCTCATCCTGCTCGGTCTCCAGTTTCTTGTTCTGAACCTTGAGTTCCTTGAGCCTAGCAATCTGTTCGAGTATCTCCTTCGTTGCGGTCACTTCCTTTCCAGCTACATGGAGAGGAGACTTTAGGAGAACGTCTTGTGCGCTGTATGCAGGTGGCTCTTGGTTGCCCACGATGTAGTCAAGCCAAAACTTGGTTATCTCGTCACGCATCCATCTGTAAAATTCGGGGTCGAAGTCGATGTCACGGTAGCCGAACTCCCTGCCTGCTGTCAGCCATGCAAGTGCTCCATCCTTGTATTCTCCCACTCCGAGGTTCATTTGTAACTGGCAGAACCAATGCTTCGGAAGGTCGTCTGCATCTATCTGCATCTGCGTGGTCTTGCACTCCAGGATGCTCTTGCTCGCCTCGTTGTGCGTTGCCCCGGCTCTCCAGAAGGTGCGATCAGGAGATACACGCAGATATGGTGCATCGGTGTTCGTGATGGTGTAGTCGTCAGTGCTCGCCTTGATGATGTGGCAGTGGCTCTCTCGCTGGAAGAACTGCGCCACGGCATCCTCAAGCAGGTGTCCTGCAACCATCGCAAAGTTCTCAACCTTTGGTGGGTCGATACCCTTCTTGCGTCTCCACAACTGGTATGGCGTTTCCCACGGATTCAGCCCCAGCACCGTGCCTGCTTCACTTGCACCTATTCCGTTCGAGCGGTTCTGCAACCATTCCTCTCTGTTCTTGTACTTGATTATCTGTTTCATTGCCTTGAATGTTTTTATTTATCCATTAAGAATCTTCTTGCTGCTTCGATGATGAGCTGGCGAATGAATTCATCCCTTTTCATATCTTGGAAAATTCCATCTGCGAGGACATTGCTCTTGCCGGAGTAAGCAATATGGAAATCGTAACTTTGGTCTTCTTCTTCGTCCGCATCCCCAGTCGCCTCAACTGCTATCTGCAAAAAGTTTCTGTCTTCCTCGTTCCCCTCGCACCATGCCTTGTAACCGTCTGCGGTTCTATCGAAGTACTTGTCGATGGTGCTCTCGTGTCTCTGATTGTCTGTTTCGTTCTGTTTCTTCATTTGATTTACTGAATGTTTAAAAAGTTGCCACGGCTTCCCTTTGTCTCGATGGGACCCCACCCCATAGGTTGCACCGTGGCGGTTCGGGCTTAACGTTATAATAAAATGGCTTATTTCTTCGCTGCCGTGCCAGTCTTGCCCTGGCTGCGGCTCATTGCCTGCTGCGCCTTATTCTTTGCATCATCGGCTGCTGCCTGCGCCTGCTGTGCGATGGCTTCCTGCTGCTTCGGCTTCTTGAAAGTATCCTCTACGGTGGTCGTACCTTCCTTGATGGCATTGTACACACCGCCCAGCTTTTGAATGTCCTCTGCCGCGACTTCCTCGGCAGATTTCCTGCCCAGGTATTCCAGCAGCATAATGTCGGTCACTTGGTAAACCTGGAAGCAGGCAACGCAGCTCTTCCACTGGCTCTGAACGCCAGTCTGCTTGATGTGCTCCAGTGCCTTCGCCTGCACCTCCTTGACTACGCTTGAAATCAGCACCTGCGGCACGACCTTGCAGATTGCGTTACGCTGGGCAATCGCCACGGCTGCATTGCCAACTACAACCTGCATATCCTGCGAGAAGGTGTAGCCCTTCGAGGTCAGAATGCTGCGCTTCACTTCCACGGAGTAGGCAACATTGCTCTCGAGGTCGTGGCAGATGCCTTGTGCCGTGATGGTCTTGCCATCGTTTGCGATGATGCGACCAGCGATGCGGAGGTTCTTCCAGCAGGCTGATATAATCTCGGTGAATCTCACGCTCGGACCCTCGATAATTGAAATCTGTCCGTCCTTGCCCTTGCGCTCCAGGTGGTAGAAGCAGTTGTATGCCACATCATCGTCCATCGCTGCCAGTGCTACCATATTCTGCTTGCACTGGGCTATGTCTCTCGGGAACTTGTGCGCTGTTGCAATTTGTCCGTCAATCTCCGAGCGGTTGATGGCTTCCAGCATTTCGCCACCGCTTACTTGAATAATCTCATTGTCCATAATTCGTTCAATTTCTAGTTCAAATAATCTAATTAACTCTAGTGGAAGGCTGGGGATTCGAACCCCAGTTGACTGCCAAAACTTACCCCCCCTTGCCAGCTGCCGAGGGATGCCCTTCCGTTGTAGGGCGCACGCTGTCAGTTTCCGCATATTTGCAGTAAACACTAACAACGAAAAAAACATTAACCATTCTAACCAATATGAATCTTTGCGTGCGCCCTTTGCCCACCGCTGTGGGGATTTTAGTGTCAAATAACCGTTATAATAATTTAAAGCTTAAACCAGTTGAGCCATAAGGCTGTCGAGCCTGCTTTCCTCGAAGGTGTCCATTGGGTCTTGGTATGCGTGCTGGCTGTTCTCCTCCAGCCAGTCGTCCATCACGTCCTTGTAGTTGACGCAGCCCTCGATGGCTTCCTCCAACCGCTCGCTGTCGTTATTGCTGCCCTTGTGCGTCACGACCGCAATGTTGCCCACGCTGTCGCACCATACGCAGATGCCTCCTGCCTTGGTCTTGATGTCCACCCTTGCAACCGCTGGTCGCTGTGGGTCTCGGTCTATCTCCAGCCAGATGGCTTCGTACATCTTCTTCCTGCACTCCTCGATTATCTTCCTCATTTATTTCCTCCTCTCTGATTGAATATGTAACTTTGGAAGGTCTCACGGCACGACTTCAATACCTCGTTTCCGCCAATTCCGTCCAGTGGTATGAGCGGTATGTTATCCAGTGCAAGGCAAAGGTTGCCTTGAAACTCTCTGTACTGGATTCTTCGCTCTGCCTCCAAATAGCACTTGTTGTTCAGTTCGCAGCACTTTCTGGTCTTGCGGTTCGCCTTCCAGTTAGTGATAAGCCAGCAGATGTCTGTGTACTTCACGATCATCCTGCGCATATTGATTGATAACTTGCTCATAGAGCAACCCTCCACGCTCTCTTGATTTCTGCGCCATCGATAACCTTGCGGTTGTCGATTCTGCGGAACTTTACCTTCATCTTTCCAGCCTGCACCCATCTGCGCAGGGTGTTGCGATGGATACCCAATGCCTTGCAGGTTTCTGTCATTGTGTATCTGCCTGCATCCGCTACCTTTGGTTCTATGTTCGTCATAACTATGCCCTCCAAAATACTAAAATTGATACTATGGCAGCAAATGCCACTGATAAGAACTCGTCACTTGTAACAATATCGATGAACTTCTTCATACGCTCTGAATGTTTAAATGATTCTACTTACTTGCGCACGGTTGCACGTCTCTTCTTTGGTGTAATCACTCCAGCCTTGATGAGACAGACACGCACGTTCTGCTGAGTGCAGCCTACATGCTGCGATACTGCAAGCATTATTCTGCTGTCCGAAGTCTCGGCAGGTGCCTTTGCCCGGAAATCGGCAAACATCGCAATGATGTTCTTCTTTCGTTCGTCCTGCTGCTTCTGCAGCGGTGTTCGAAAATCATAATTAAAATTTTCTCCCATTTTTATTTGTATTTTAAATTATTTTCTTTATCTTTGCAAATGAGTTTTTAAACTCGTTTCTGAAATCGTTTGCAAAAATAAAACAAATATTTTAGATTACAAAACATTTTGTAGTGATTTTAATATTAATTTAATTTTATTTAATTTTGTTTTAATATGAACGGAGAAGAACTAAAACAATATATAAAGCGCTCGGGAATGTCCGTTGCTGCTGTTGCGGAGGAGTTAGGAACAAGTCCGCAGAACTTGAATGCGAAGTTTAATCGCAAGTCTATAAAGATAGATTTCTTTCAAAAGATAAAGGAAATCATCGATAAATGCGCCCCTCCCCTACCAGCCGAGATGGAAGAGGCTGTCTTCGGTTCAAATGTCAATGGTTCGAACAGCTCCAACGTTTCCCAGTCAATAGGTAGTGATGCTGCCTTGGCTGCTGAGAATAAACTGCTGCGAGAACAGAATGAGTTCCTGCAAAATCAAGTTAAAACGCTGCTTGCCATTGTCGGACAGAAATAATTTAGTAACTTTGCAAAAGGAAAAAGTATGGTTAGTCAAAAAACAACAAACGATAGGGAAACGGACAGAAGAAAGCTCTTGGCTGGGTATCTGTACGACTGCTCGAAAATGATGTACGGAAGCGTTGCTGTCGGTGGTCTGTCTCCTCTACTAACTGGTGACCCATTGCAGGCGGTTCATCAAGTCTGCTTGGTGTCGGGTGTGGCTTGTGGCGCATCACTTGCGTACCTTGCAAATTATATAATGAAATTTAAAAAATAAAGATTATGGATGCATTCTTGTTATTTAACGTGATGGCATTGGGAATGACCATTGCATTCGGCATTTTCTTGAAATCAAAGAAAGGTCAGAAGTGGTTGCGTGAACTTTAGTTCTCGCTCCAGGTACAATATCAACTAAAATTCTAAGTAATGATGAAAGGTGAGGATTTCATAGAACGGAAGGAGAAGGTTCTTCTTGCCGCTCTCGGTAAAAGCTGGCTATGGAAAGCCAGCAGGTTGATAATAGGCATTATCCCTCCAGTGGGTGCGTTTGTGATGCTGGTGCACTGCACCCTGCTCTCATTCGGCTATCGGGTAAAACTCACGGAGTGGATATTCGACTGCTCGCTCTTCGGCTTCATTGCCTGGATCATCGTCAGCCTAGCCTATGGCTTCTGCTGGGTGCATCGAGCGTTCGCTACCTACGGAGTGCTGATCTCGTTCTGCATCGACTTCCAGCGTTCCTTCGGGTTCGGGGTCTTGCGTCAGCCACTGCACCTGCTGATGGTCGCTCTAGGGCTGCTGATTTTCTTCGTCTTCATCAAGAAAAAGGCTTGGAATGAGTTTTACGATAGAAATATTAATCATTTAAATAAATAGCGTATGGGAAGTTTTATCAGTGGACTGGCAAAGGGTTTCGTTCGCTCTGCTGTTAATCAGGTAGGAAGAGATGCTGGTCGTGTTGTCAGCAATAACATCTATGGCGATGCTCACTCTATACCGCACAGGAATGTTTCCGCTGGTGGTGCTGGTCGTGTTTCAAGCGTTGGAAAGGTAGAGAATGAAGGAATCCAGCCGATAGTCCCTTCTGTTGGTGCTGCTTGGTTTTGGGGTTTCGTTGGTTTCGTGTTTAGTATCATCGGTGGAGTTGTCCTGCTGATTGTTGGCTACAGAAAGCTGAAAAATAAATATACCGCCTATGGCTGGCTATATGAATCGCAGGCTGTATATGTCGCTGATAATCGATACAAGAGAGGGGAACGGTACGATGGTCATCAATCATCTAGGCGTAAGGTAGAGATTGAAGCTGATGATTACATCATAGCAAGAAACGAGAAGATAGCAAAGATTTATCTATACTTTGGCTTTGCTGCTGTTCTCGGATATATCCTTGTAATGTTAGTTATGCCGAATGTGCCGAATTGATTACCTTCTCGCCTACGAGGAATACCTGCAAGTGCTCACCCCTTCCGAGGTGGATGGGCTGCTGGCTTCTCGCCCAACGCTGGCTCAGTTGCAGGACTGGTCGCAAAGATTGAATAATCATCGGGCAAGGCTGGAAAGCGTTTTCGGTCGTGCCTACCAAAAGTTAAATGAATAATATGGAAGATAAAAAACTGATGTCCGCTGATGTGGATATAGCCGTGCGCTTCTTCGATGCCCTAGACCGCTTGAAGGCTGACGGCTGCATAGGAGGTCTTAAGACGATCACGGACCGGTACGGTCTCAACCGTTGGAACACCATATCCCTTCGAGACAAGCCTGCCGAGTGCTACGGTCGCTTCCGTCCGTCCTGGGTTCAGTTTCTGGTACGAGACTATCACGTCAACCCATACTGGCTGCTCCTTGGTTCGGGTGACTTCTACGCATCCGGCTTCACGTCTGAAATCGTGAAAAACCTGAATAAAAACTGCACGGAAAAATAGCAACAGTATTAAGTATCTAATTTTTAACCATTTAAAGCATACGTTATGATTTTGAGTACAACTTAACTGTTTCCCCCAGTATATAAAGGGGTTCTCTGATACTGGGGAAACTGAGAAGTGCCGCAATCCTGCACCACTCTGCACAATTGCGGTTCT